CAGTCACTACATCGTCTGGAATCGTAGAGCCCGGTTTGACCAACTCGAGCTCGTGAATCCCTTGGCTCCATGTGGCATCCGCCGAGTCATATGCGCGAATCGTCAGCGTGATCGTCTTGGCGGTGTTGTCGATGGTAATTCCGCCGTTCTCGGTCGTCAGGAACAGTAGCGCCGTCGTGTCGATCACGTCGCCGACCGAGTACGCGACACCGGCAGACCATTGCTTTGTGGCCGGGAGTGCGGTTGCCGCCCATGTCGCGCCACCGTCTATGCCAGCACCGGTCGGAAGTGTCGTGCCTGACGTGCCGGCCGCAGTGCACACGAGCATGTTCTTGCCGACCTTGCGCTTGATCGTGTCGCGCGCCTTGTAGCCGGCTAGGTCAACCGGCGTATTGAACTGGATGATTCCGCCTGATGTATAGGCCTTGTACCCGGCCGCGTTGATCTCGTTGATCTCGATCGTGTTTTCGTCGATCACTGTAATCGGGTGATAGTCGCTGTCGCGAACGTTGTTCGCCTCGGCGTTGATCTCTGTTGGTCCCTTTACATTGGTGATTGCACCTGGCCATCCATCAACTTGCCCATGCCCAGGCACCGTCATCCGTACCGGCGCCGTCTGCGAGATCGCCGTGATCGCCTTATAGACGATCGGGTCAGTGCTCCATCGGACAATCAGCGTGAAGGTCTTGCCGCGGGTGATGATCAAATCTTGTTGAGCGGCCATTCAAAGGCTCCAGCGTTTTGTATGGCCGAATAATTGCAAACTAGCCAGCATTTACAGACGCAAGAAATGAAAAAGCCGCACTCGGCGGCTTTGCTTCTTGGTTATTTTCTCAATAACTCGGCGTCTTTATGCTGCGTGCTGAATTTCTACGGCGTTGCCGGTGCTGCTGGGCAGTCTTCGAAGGGCCAAATGTACGGGTAAATTCAGCGTCAAATTTATCTGCGCTGGCTTGAGAAAATGTATCTGCATCCTGATTGCCAAGCGCGAGTTTGTACGCCCAATTGAGCATCTTGGCGTGGTACATCTCAGGGATGACCGGTTCGTCTTTGTCACCTTCCAGAAGCTCTGGATAACGATACACAGCCAAGGAGATGGTCATGCTTTCAGTTGGTCTGTCCGCGAGAATGAATAGCCCGTCTTCATCGATCACAAAGCCCTGTGGGTCACTCCATTCGCGCTTACTGAAATCGTATTTTCGACTCGCCATGCGCAATCGTTCTGGACTATCCAGTTCAACACCGGATCGGCTGATAATCGCGGCTTCTTTGACGCGGATGATCTGCTGATCAAGAGCGTATTCCTGAACGCCCGGCTCAATCTCGACCGTAAAGCTCTCCCGATCGAAGATCATTAAGCCGCGATCGACCGACTCAATGTAGGCTTTGTTGATCAGCGTGGCGACCTGTGGATCATCCCAGAAGTACGGTTTCCTCTTGTCGCCGGTCACGATCCTGAATCGACCGATCATTTCGCCCATGTTCATCGCGGTCAGTCCATTGCTTCATTCACCATGACGATGCAGTTCTGCCGAAGGCGTTCCTCTGACAACAATTGCACGTCGCGTTCTGCCACGCCCACCTTTCGGGCGTAGGCTTTCAGTTCGTCGCCCGCCATGTCTCGGACTGAATTGGATATCGCAAAACTCGGCAGAGCCGTTTTCAGCCCTGCCGGTTGAATCGCACTCCTGCGCGGTCGGCCCATCATCAGGCTCCGTTACGAGCCGGGCGGCACAGCAGCTTGAGACGGATGTTGGTCCCGACAACCAAAGTCGTCAGCGTTCCGACGATCTTTAAGCCGATACCGCGATTATTGTCTGCCGGTGCCAGTTGCATAATGTCCGGCTTGGCAGCGCGCACCAGACCAGCGGCGCCCTGCCCAGCCGTATTCGCAGCAAAGACTTCATTACCCATCGTGCGCGTTGCGGTCGATCCGTAATCCCCCGACAGAACGCCGCAGTCTGCCGTCCAAGCGGTAGCCGCTGATGCGTCAAAGGCAACAGCCACATCGACCGGCACGTATCCCGCAGGAAGGCCAGCCATTTCAACGATCTCTCCCGTCACCATACCGGTAACAGTGGTGAAATCACCAAACACTTCGATCACGTCAGTCGCGCCGTCCGACGAAACCAGCGGCTCGTTATTGACGATCTGTTTCGCTTGATAGAATGCCATGTTTTTCTACTCCTTGAAGTTGGGTGGCGGCGATGCTTACGAGATCGACGTGTAAGCCGTGTCGCACGACTGGACGCCGAAGTCCATGCCGTTGAACACGTTCTTAATCCAGCCCGCGATGATGCGAGTGATGATGACTTCTTCCTCGCCGTGATCCAGGTCGGACTCGCTCAGCTCGTAGCGAACGTTGTTTCGTTGCGACTTCATGCCGTGGGCCACTGAGATTGCATGGGCGCCGAGGAACAAATTGCGCACGGTCGGGACTACCGTCGATCCATTACTGGTATGGACCGTGTGCTTGACGCACGTCTCATGCTCCATCAACAACACGCCGCTGTAGTACGAGTCAGCCGCCGTGAAAATCGGCGACTTTACGTTCGGCGACGAAGCCCGCGCCTTTTCAAGCGTCAGCCAACCAGCGTCGCCAACTTCACGGCGCAAGTCGTACTTGCTTTCCGGCGACATCAGCATGACGAAGGCCTTTTCTCCTTCGACGTTGATCGGCTCCATGCGAGCGCCTTTCGACGTTTCGACACCGAGCATCTTCTTGGCGCGAACAACAGCTCGGTCGATGATAGCCGTCGACATGTTCGTGTTACCGGCGCCGGTAAGCGTGGCAGTCGTCAATCCATTACCGATGATCTGGTGAGCGGAATCCGGTGCGGTAAAGGCATTTGGGAATCCGGCGTATCCAATCGGGTAATGCTGGATCTCGTCGCCGACACCTCGACCGCCAGCAGCCGTCATGTGCGCTTGCTCGTCATTGATTTCCGCCATGTAGTCGGAAAGACGGGCGCGCACTTGGTCGGATACGCTGAAACTGACGCGCTTTTGCGTCATCACATCACCGACATTAACCAGTTGGCGGTGCTTGTCGATTCGCATCTTCTGGGTGTAGTGCGCCAGCGACTTCTCGCGCCCTTCGCCCTTCTCCGAACCTTCGACCGGTTTCCCGCGCAATTTGGCGATCAGGGTCGTGGTGACTTCATCGCCCGGGCCAGACTCAAGATCCGTCTTGGCGACAACAGGCAAGGCGTCGGCTTCGCTACCAGTCATCTTGTCCCAGAAGGACTTTTTCTTGGTGTCGATAGCAACTTTCGCTGCCCATACTTTTTGTGCCGACGGGTCGGTCGGCAGAATGCTAGTGCGTGCCATGTCTTTATCCTTTCGAACAAGCACATGACGCACTCCTGCGCATCATTATCCGGAACCCCGGCGGTTAAGTGGATGATTCCACCGTTTTACGGCTTTCGCCGCTTTCGTTCCTCCAGTGAGAAATCTTCATCTCGTCCGGGGCTACGACTCTCAAGCGGACTTTTCGCCCGCTTTTGTATTCGACCTCGACCGCAATATGGCCAATGTAAAGCGTTTCGCCTACTTCAACATCAGCGGAAACGCCATTCGCCATTACGCAGACCTCAGTAATTTATCAACGTCCGCCGGCGACATTCGCGCCACATATTTCTCCAAGTCTTCGCCTTCAAGCGTCCCAATCTTGCCCATTACATCGTCGCCAATCGGCGCCGGGGCGGCAGCGGGAATGCTTCCAATCGTTCGCACGGTTGGAACCTTTGGTTTTGGCGTTGTGACCGTCGGGGTAACTGCTGCCACACCAAGATTGAACCGCTGACGAACTTGCCGATCAGCTTCCTCAAGGAACCAACTGGCCGGACGGCTCGCATTACCTGGCTCAACAGCCAGTTGCTTTACCGAGGCATTCAGCGCCGCAAATACCAACGGGTCGTTGTACATTTCGGACGATTTTTGAGCAAAGAACCGGTCCTGCTCCCACTTCCAGCGCTGATCGCGCGATTCTGTGTTTTGTTTTTCAGCCCATTGTGCCTGCTGGTCAGCCAATATCAGCTTCAACTTCTCGGCGTCGATATCGTCTTTTTTGGTGTAAAACTCCTGGAACGAGATTTCCCCTTGTTCCATTTTTGACACCAGTTCTGCCGATTGTTTTTCCAGGTCTTTCAGTCGATCTTGAAGGCCTTCCGGAGCGGCTGCATTCAGTTCCGGATGGAATTCTGCTGTTTCCTGCTTGTTGTCGGTTTCTTCGGGCTCAACTGCAGCTCCATCCGTTGATTCCTGGTGGTCGTCGGTCGCGCCTTCATCCACAACAGAAGCGGTCTCTTCGCCGGTTTCTGCTACACCTTCAGTCGCAGCGACTTCTGACGCGGCGTTTTCAGTCGATTCATTTACGACAGGATCGCCTGCCTCTTCGGCCAATAACGCGGACTGTTCATCGGGAGTGAGTATTGCAAGTTCTTCGGCTGAGTAGCTCAATTTATCGCTCCTGCGAATTGATTGGTTTTCAATGCCGTGCAAATTATCAGACTAGCCAGCATTTTTATCTGGCCTCAAGTCCATTCGCTGGGCTGCCATTCATGCTGTCTGGCCGCATCGTCTCAATCCCTTGACGCTCTCCGATTCCCGGTGTAGATGGTGACATTGGGTCTGTGTTCGATGGAAAATCAACGACTGGCTGCTGTGCAACTGACGCAATTGGGAAGTTCGGATCATCGCCTACAGGATTTGGCGACTGGTAACCCGCGTCCTGCATGACTGCATCAGCGATCGGCGCCACGGCTGGAATTGACACGATGACCTGTCCGGTCTGCATAGCTGCAAAGGATGAATCAACGCCTTTCTTGACGCTGGCGGCAATCGTGTCCTTTGTCTTGGCGCGAAGGTTATCAATCTCAGCCATGAGCTGGTCTTTTTCCATCTGCTCTTTTTCGGATTTCTTCTGGTCGTTCTGGTCGCGCATCGCTTGTTCTTCTGGCGTAACCTCACCATTTGGATCGGTTTGTCCAGTAACAGAGCGTATCCGTTGCAGAATAAGCGTCTTGTTCGGCAAGTCGAAGAGTTCGACGACCAAGTCAAGCAGCGACAGAGCAACTTCAGGAGCTGTCGGCGCCAATTGCTGCAAAAGAGCCATCATGGATTCAGCCGCGGCCTGCTGTAGAGACTGCTTCCAATCCTGTTCTCCGATAATGAACAGGCATTTTCGCGCCGTCATGTCGTTGAGAATCTGACCGGTGACCGGATCAGGTGTATTGATCTGCACATACTCACGCTTGGCGCGCTCACCGGTAATAGCGAATTCTTTTGGCTGGTTGTAGTACTGCTCGATCAGGGAAACCTTGATTTCTCCCTCGATCTGTCGGCCGAACCGCATGTTGTCGAAAAGCTCAGCGGTGAGTATTGACCCTTGCTCGGACTTTTTCTGAACCGCTATACCACTAATTGCTTGTGTGTCTCGGCCAAGGTTCTCGTTTGTCACTCCAGCCGCATTCCGGATGATGGCCGTATCCGTCGACATCAATCGAACGTGAGATTCCGACACGTCGTTTTGGCGATCGGTCTTTATCTTCGCTAATCCACCTTTTGCCAGAAGAACCAAGCCGTCTGGCGCTGAAAACTCTTCGCGCGCCTCTTCGGCCGTCATAATTTCATCATCGAACGCATCATTCTCAGCGATCATCTGAGCGCTCGATAGGATGTGTTGGACCTTCGACATGCGCTTGTTGAGCGAGTCTTGCGGGCCCCTAACGGGTCGCGCTATGCCGTATGGAGCACCGTCGCGCTTGCGGCGATAGCACCAATACGGCACAAAGGGGAATCTGTTGTGGTTGTACGGGCTTGGCTGAGTGGTGATGACGTCCTTCTCGGTCATGATCGTGCAGAACATCTTCTGGCGCACACGATCTATCGCAGATGTACCCATCCCGGTAGTTTCGGTTGTCGCTTCTGTGTGCCACGCCTCGATCAGCATCACTCGCTCGCGCTGATTATTCGCCCAAGCGTCCGAGTCGTACATCGTGTACTTCCCGGGCATCGGCGTTCCTTCGCCAAGCGAGTCAATCGGATGTCCATTCCACCATTCAAGGTAGCTGTCAGAGTCAGTCGAGACGGACGCCACGCGGAGTTGCTGTTCTTTTCCAGGGAAATAGGCAATCGCAAAATCAAGATCAACAGTCCGGAAACGGAACAGATATCGGCAGTCTGTCAAATCTCGACGTTTTCCAAGGGAATCATATAGGATGTTGCGCCATGATTCGTGGCGCTCATAGAGTGGTTCGTCCTCTGGGTCTTCGGATATTCCAATTTCTAACCAGCCAACGCCTGCCTTAAACGCATCGTCTGCTGCGGACGAGTGCTCAAACTCCAATTTGTTCGCGTCGTTGATGTACTTCAGGAGCTTTGTCTTGGCCTTCGCGTCTTCGTCCGCTTCTTTTGACGACTCGCGCGCCTGGATGGTGAAGTCGGTTCGCGTTCGGCGTTCAGTTCCGATCAGCCAGTCAATCGTTGATTTCGTCTCGTTGTAAACGACCGGCGCCTGGCCTCTGGACTTGATGATGGCCTTTTCCTCGATCGTGTAGTGATCAGAATCGTAGTAGTCCTCATCGATCGCCATCTGATAGCGATTCACCGACTGCCGGCGCATCTCTTGCTGGAAGAACGCCAGCAACTTCCCGTGCAGCCTGCTTTCGTCGACGGTCTTTGGTTTGGTTTCTGTGCTCATATCGTCACCTCGCTGAGAACTTTCCCGTTTTCGTCTTTATGGGTGATTTCCCAAACCAAATCTGGCCGATCAGCCAATCGAACCGAGTCAGGGCAGTACGGCATGTGCAGAAGGTCAGGCATCCAGAGAATGATGCAGCTCACCAGCGTCTTGCACTCAATGTCAAGCTGATTCTTACCCAGAAGCGGAAGCGCGCGCCACACCTCAATGAAGCACTCGCGCGTCGGGTCGCCATTCGGATCAGCGTACTTGGCGGCTGAGGATAGGCAGATACCGAACACACCAGCGTCGTAACCAGCACGCGTTGACCAAATCAGCATCGCTGGCTCGTTATCCACCCATTCGAGCGAACAGGTATAGCCGCGGTGCTCGAATTGCTTGAACGCTGTCGGGCCACCAACGACGAAATATCGGTTTCCGTCAGATGAAAGGAGTGGGGTTTCGAGTCTCATGATGTTTTCCAGTTTCGTTCGCGCCGAGGACGGCGTTCTTTATCAACAAGGCTCGGCGCCCTGTAGCCCTGTGCCCATTGCCTGATCGCATCGGCGGCTTCGGAGTGAATATCGTGCAATGGGTCGCTGCTCCAATTGGCCAGGCGCTTATTCCACGCCTTCCGGTACATGCCGATATGTGTTAGGCCTTCTTTGCAACCTTCTTCGTCGAAAGTGCATTGACTGAATCCGTCACGCATCAATTGAATTCCGTGCGTCACATCATCAACGCGAGGGACAATGTCCCACTTCCCGCCAATCTCGAACTTCTGAAGCATGTCGATCGGAGAAGCAACGACATCACCCTGCTGGCGCTTGTGCTCGCCATCGTGAGGCAAGTAATGCTTCCCCCATACATAGTTGAGCGCCTGCAACTTCTTGATGAAGAACGCGTACGTCTCTCCCCATCCCTCAAAGAACTTGATGAATCGGTTCTCTGCTCCAATTCGCTGATGCAGCCAAATCGCCGTCCCGTCGCCGCTACCGATGTCCCAGAAGGTATTGACCGGCGTTCCGGCCACATGCGGAAAGAAACCGATGCGTCCGGTTTTCCGGGCGGCGGTCAGTTGCACCGCGTAATAAGTTCCTTCGGTTGATTGCTGAAAAGCTTCTTTAGGCGTGCTCGGGTATTCCTGCCACATCTTCTCCGGATCGCCGGAGAAATCCGAATCTCGGGTCGCCACATACCAGTTGCGCTGCTCCGCATCCAGCGTAGTTCCCATTTCCGCTTCGATCTTGTCGAAATACTCTCGGTCTTTGTCGGTGATGATGACGTTAGTGGCAGCGATGCGATACCCAGGATCGTGCCACCACGGGTAGAAGTGGAAACGATAGTCGCGCTCGGTCAGCGGCGTGTTCTTCTCTTGGAGCGCCATAGCACGCTCAGTCATCGCGTGGAACTGGCCACCCTGACCTTCTGCCGTGCTTTCGATGATGGCGATACCATCAAGAGGTACTGCGGGCAGCGAGCCGGTTACGACTTCATTAGCCTTGTCGGGGAATTTGGCGCAGATCTTCCCGAATTCGGAAATGTGCAACCGGTGTATCGTTCCCGATCGCATCGACGTGGCCACGCGAATACTGCTATTGTTGTGCGCAAAAAGCAGTTCGCTCTTGTTCTCGGTGGATAGCGGCATGGCTTCTTTGATCTGCTCGGGCAGACGGTCGTAAGCCAACTTCACCTTGTCTCGGAAAATAACCTCGGCCGCATCACGATCCTGGGCGATGATGCCGCAACGCTGGTCAGCGTTGAACAAGGCATGATCCAGCCAGAGAATCGCAATCAATGTGGTGAATCCCAACTGCCGGGCCTTGAGGATGATGTTGCGGTGCCATAGGCGCGCCATCAAGCGGCGTTGTGCCTTGTTCGGAATGAACGGAATGACCGTGCCTTCATCTTCCGGGCTGCTCTTGACCATGATCTTGTAAAGCTGGCCCGAGCAAATGCGCCACATCGGATCAGCCAGGCATTGCGCCATGTCTTCCGGTGTGGCTGGGACAAAGTCCAGCGGGACTGAATCAGTCTTCTTCAACGTCGCGCACCACAGGAAGAACCGACTTGCCGAAGCTCCGGATCAGCTCGAGCAGCGGATTAGCCTTCTGCTCGTTGTCCTTCTCGTACATCCCTTTGATCTTTTCGAGGGCCGTCAGCGATGAGCCCTTATCGGCCAGCTTGTACTTTTTGGTGTAGCCGATGAACTTGCGGTTTTTCCCGGTTCCTTCGTACTCTTCCAGCACATCCAGGCCGGCCAACGCCGCTGCCGTGTCGTCGTCAAGCTCGTGAATCGGTATCGGCTTACCGTTCCCATAGAACAACTTGCGCGGGTCAAAAAATGCCAGCCGGGCGCGCTCTTTGAGGATTCGTTCGGTCGTGACTTCGAGTTTTGAGCAGAGGGCTTCGCGCCTTTGGTTGATTTCTGCTAATACTCTAGGGTCTTTTAGCAATTTCGCACTTGTGACGCCGGCAGACTTTGCCGCAAAGCCAGCAGTGACAGCCGCTTGAGTGCCGTTCTCACCATTAGCAAAATACGCTTCAACGAACGCCTTGCGCTTGTCGGCAGCAGATGCTTTCGAGGTTCCCGCCTTCACTCTGGTGTTTGGCTTCTTTGCCACATCTCGCCCCTAATATCAGATGGCGGGATTGTGGCGAACTAGCCAGCATTCACGGATACATCAAACGTGCATGAACACCCGATTAAAAAACTCCACGTCGAACGGCTGCCCTTTGTCGATCCGGAGATAAACGGTTACCCAATAAGGCTCACGCGCCGAAGTGTATCGCTTGACCGTCGATTTGGTGATCTGGATATGTCCGCGCCGAACCAACCACGTGACTGACTGCCGAACCGACCTCTCCAGTAGTTCAAAATCAATATTGGAGTGCTTGGCGAACTTTTCACGCACGGCCTGAACTACCTCATAGGTGGAAAACGTTTCGTCCGGCATCTCCGTAATACACTCCAACACCTCACGCGTGGTAACTGCTCTGATCCCGCGGTCGGCGGTTACTTCTCGGCGGATGAGTGGGGTTTCGGTCATGGTATTGGGTGGCATTTCCCGAATTGCTTGTACGTGAAACTGATGATGTCGCCCTTGCTTGATCTGATCCTGGTAAATCCGTGATCAATCATTACGCCATCGATGCTCTTCTCAATGGCCTGAACAAGATCGATTTGGCAATCATCAAGGCTATTTTCAAGCGTGACCTCGACACCAACAATCTCTTTGGTGGCCATCAGAGCATCTTCCGCAATCCGAACCGCGCGATCAGGATGGCCTCGGCGCGGTTGTGGTGCTTGGCCAGCGTCACAGGGGCATTCGGGTACAGCGTCAAGGCAGTGCGCCGGGCCGCCGTCTTGTCCGAACCGATCCCGAACAGCTTCTTCCACTTCTGCGAGCCGACGAGCTCTACTTTGTGGCCTAGGGTAGCCAGAACGCCCTCAAGCACACCCTTGGTATGCATCAGGCTGGCGTTTGCCGCGTTCCCCTTGGGCATCACATGCACATCCTCAAGGACAATGAACACATCTTCCTTTCCCGCGTCGTTGCGTGTCAGGGCCTCGCGCAGCGTCTTGGCGAAGGCAGCGCCGTCCAACTTCCGGGAAACCCTGGCGGTATCGCTCGATGAGGATGTCGGCAGGTCAAACACATCCAACAGGCCGTTGTGTGAGACAAGCGCCGCGGCGCCGGTCAAGCCCGGGTCAATTCCGACTACGATCATTTGACGACCACCTTTCCAGATTTGAATAGCCACCCGATGGTGTTTCGGTGGGCCTCTTCGAAAAACGCCACACGCTCGGCGCGGTTCCATTTCGTTCCTTGGTCCAGTTCGTGATGGCAGGATCCGCAGATAAACGCGACGCGGAAGTCATCTGCTTTGAGTCCGCGGCCTTTCCCATCACGCAGCTGGTTGCTGTGCGCCGCAACAACATCGCCGGAATTCGTTCTCTGGCAGCCGAAGCACACCGGAGCATCCTTCGCGGCTGCGAGTAGCTTTGGCGATCGATACATCATTTCCCGCACCTCGCTATTGCCCATCGTGTTTTCTGCCCGAGGCTGCGCCGGAGATGCTCGCCGGTCGCTTGTATCTCGCGAATCGCCGCCAGGGCGGATTCAGTCGTCCTGAAGGTGATCCGCTGCCGCGCTTCGATGATTTGGTCTTGGATGGTCATTCGCCGAACTTCATGATCTTCTCGACGATCTCGTCCAACTCATCGCGACCGGCGTACGTCGTCAGAACCTTCTCAAGCAGCACTTGGGCGACTGCCGAGTACAGCCGCTCGAATTCCATGTCATCCATGTTGGCAAAGCTGATGCTCTTGGCTTTCAGCTTCATGTGGCCGGCCATGTCGAACGTCTGGTCGTAGAATCCGGCCAGGATGATCGTGTCCTCGCGGAACTGTTCAAAGTCCTTGGCGACTTGGCGCCCTTTGTAGGTCTTATGCTTCCGGCCCGGCTCCCATGCTTCGAACCCGACGTTGAGCAGCGCGAAAAACTTGCGGTGCTTGACCTTGTCACGCGGGACCAATAGATCGACCTGGGCAATCTCGCCCGGCTCCATGCCCTTCATCTTTCGCCAGAATCGGCGCCAGGCTTTTCGGTCAGCATTAGTGAATCCGTCGAACACCTTGAACAGGAGATAGCTAGCGGCTTCCATATTCTCCGGAAACTCCATGTTCGTTCTGCAGATGGTGATCTTGCTCACGCTGCCCTCCGCTTCTCGTCGGCGATCGACCGGATGATCCGGCTATTGATGCCGCACTCTGAACCGGCAGCGGTGCTGTCGCGCCAGAACTCGCGCGCCGCGACCTTTTCATCGTCGGTACCGGAAACCATGATTCGCTCAACCTCTGCCCGGTATTCGGAAACCTCCGCATCCGCCCAGCCGGATTCGCGCATCGACTCAACGTAGGCCGCGTAGTTGTCGCGGTCGGTCTGAACCTGGTCGGCGGTTGCCTTCGCCGAGTGAAGCCGGCTGATGGAATCAGTAGTCATCGCCGGTCCTTCGTGGTCTTGCCTGTTCCGATCGAGAAGTCGGTTCCCAGTCATGCGCGAGATTCATGAACCGCGTGAAATACCCCTGGAAGCACAGCCGGACCATCCCGGTTCGGCCCTGCCGGTTCTTGCCGATGATGATTTCTCCCGTTCCTTTGTCGGGCGAGTCCGAGTGATACATCTCATCGCGATAGACGAACAGCACTACGTCGGCGTCCTGTTCGATGGCTCCTGAGTCGCGCAGATCAGACAGTACCGGGCGCTTGTTCGGCCGCTTCTCCAGTTCGCGATTGAGCTGAGACAGGATGATGATCGGGATTCCAAGCTCTTTCGCCAGCGACTTCAGGCCGCGCGTGATCTGCTCGAGCTGGCTATTCCGGTTCTCACGGGAATCACCGGTGCTCGACATCAGCTGCAGGTAGTCGATCACCAGCAGGCGAAGCCCATGCTTGCGCTTGACGCTCCGTGCCTTGCTGGCCACGTCGAAGAGGTTCAGGCCGCCTTGATCATCGATCACCAGCGGCAGACGGCGCAGCTTCGCAAGCGCCTCGACGATCATCGTCCCACTGTCTCCGGTCAGCTTACCGGCCATGACATCGGACAGATAAACCGAACCCGACTGAGATATCAACCGGTCAGCGATTTCCTGTTCGGACATTTCCATCGAGAGAACGAGAACGGGCTTGTCGCGCTCGGCGACGCGATGCGCGATATTCACGGCCAGAGTTGTTTTCCCCATCGATGGCCGCGCCGCGATGATGATCACGTTTCCGTCGCGCAGGCCGCCGGACAGTTCTTCGTCGAGATCGTCGAATCCCGTTGGAAGACTTGGCACCTTTCCCTCGGAACGCTGGGTCAGCACGTCGGCTGCGGTGTTCAGGATTTCGCTGAGGATCTTCGGTTGTCTCGTCGCAACTGATTCACTGATGCTCATCACAGCAGATTGCGCAGCCGCGATCTTGTCTGCCGACGTACCGGTGCTCAGAACGCTTTCGGAGATTGTGTCGGCAGCTTCCAGAAGCTTCCGTTCGAGCGCTTTACCAACAACCGTCTCAGCGTACCGCCCGATGCTGCGCGCCGACGGCGTATTCGCCGCCATCGAGCCTAGGTAAGCCAGGCCACCCGATTTCTCATCGTAGCCAAGCTCATGGAGCTCTTCAGATACCGTGATCGTATCGACCGGTTTCCCTTCGGCGATCATGCTCATGATCACGCCCAGGATCAAGCGATTGGATTCGGCGTAGAAGTGCTCAGGCTTCAGCGCGCCAAGGCGATCGGCTGACGTCGGATCGAGCAGCAAGGCCCCGATTACGGACTGCTCCGACTCAATCGAAAACAGGCGTGCGCTGTCGCGAGTGACCGGGTCGATCATGCCGCACCCCGCGTCGCCATATCCGCCGTCACGCCGACGGTCGTCAGTCGGAATTGACCGTCACCCTCAGACCAGAACCACAGGTGAAGCCAGTTCTCTTCAACAGCACGCAGGAAGACTTTTCGCCATCCGACGTAGCATTTTCGTTTCGCCTTCTCGTCGGTCGTGTAACGGTCCCTGAACTTCAACCAGGCAATTTCGATCCATTCAACCGGTATGCCGACCTTCTCGCAATGATCCCAGAGCGGCTGATAGTCGCTTACGGCCTTCTCGCCTTTGGCTTTTGTGTCTTGAAGCCACTGAGACAGCGTAACGCCTTTTGTCTTCTTCGATCCCAAAGGGGATACATCCCGAAGGGATGTGGGGTTTACTTGTTCCTGTTTCTGCTTCTGTTCCTGTTTCTGGCTTCGAAGGGGCTTTGAAGGGGCTTGTGAAGGGTCTTTTAAGGGGCTTGCTTGAAAATCAGGTTTTGGAAGATGGAATGAAGCGCCGTATTTATCGTAGAACCCTTGTTTTATCTGGCCTTCAGGCAATAGCATGAACTGCTTCTGAATGTCTTTTACGCGATTGTCAGACGCCTTCAACTCGTCTCCAATCTGGAATTTAGCCATTTCATGAACCCAGACAGTTTCTGATTCTGGGTCGTAGGTGCAAAAACCACATTCACAGAGCCTTTGAAGCCCCTCCGTAGCCCCTTCGATGGAGCTTCCAGTCTCATGCGCCATGTATAGAACGGGGCATTCATATACCCCTATCATGTTCGAATGGGGACTCGTCATCAGGTACATTCCGATGATCTGGGCCTGCTGGTTTCCACGCAGCGAACGGCCTGTTTTTCCGGTCCAAAACTTCCCAGAGACCTTCGAGTAATCACGCATTACCGGTTGCCTTGATGGTTTTCACATTTCAAACCGGCCAGCAGTTCGCGCAGAATGCCCCGCTGCTGCATTCGCTTGGCTGGACGGGTAAGAAGGTTCGGGAGGTTCGCTGCCATACGGTCAGCGGCCTTGAAATGCTCGTTGATGGGCTTTAGGGAACGCATCACGCGGCCTTTGGTATATCCAGAATGGAGAACAGGTCAGGCATACCGAATTCGCGCTCAGCCGATTTGAGGTATTGAACGCCGTCGAAAAAGTAGCTGGTGTTGAGCTCGCTGGCTTGCCCTATCCTGCCCTTCAAGATTGCCCGATAAGGTACCGTCAGCAATCCTCCAAACGGGTCATAGACCTTCTCGCCTGGATTGCTGTAGCGCTCGATCAGCCGATCAACAATATCGAACTGGAGCGGGCAGACGTGGTTTTGAAGGCCGCGCTGAGACTGGCTACCGTTGAGCGTGATCATGCGATTGACGTCATGCCAGACAGCATCGCAGTGGCTGCCCGGCGCCAGACTCATGAACGTCGATGGAAGTGCGCCGCGTACCTCGAGGTCTTCGCCGATCTTGACGTGGAATTCGTAGTCATAGACGTTCTGCAAGCTGTACTCGGTGAAGGCCTTGGCTAGCTTGTCGGGCCCCATTGTTGAAAGTTCTTCGGCCGTCAGTTGCCTGTTGCCCGATGATCGCCAGAAGGCGTGTGCATCAACCTGCCAGCGTCCCCGTGTGTAATCCGACTTGCTCTTCGTTACCGGAAGGTCGGCATAGCCGCGCGTGCGGTCGCTCTGGGGCTTTCTGAACAGCAAGACATACTCGGGTGAGCCGACGCCCATCTTCGTGCCGTCCTTGCAGTTCTCGGACCATCCAAGTCGGTAGGTCTGGTTGTTCTCTCTGACCACATCCGTCACGATGGTGATCATCCCCATGTAGTCGAAGCCGTGCTTTCTCGCGTGCATGATGGCTTCGCAGTGAAACGGGCTGACCGTTGGGATTCCGGTACCGGTCACGTTTCCAAACAGGATCCGGTCTTTGACGTGGCAGCAGTACATCCGGCCGGGATTCAAGATGCGCAGCAATTCTGGCGTCAGGAAATCCATCTGCGCCCAGAAGTGATCGTTGTTCTCGGTATGCCCAAAGTCCTCGTAGCAAGGCGTGTATTCGTAGTGGTTCGAGAACGGAATGGACGTGACGATCAGATCGACACTGTTCTCCGGCTGCCGGCGCGCCTCGATGACGCAGTCGTTGTTCGCCACGGAATAGCGCTCGCCCGACACTTCCAGTCGTTCAACGCCGATCGTTCTGGCCAAGATGTCGTACATCTCAAGGTCGTTCAGTCCGTGCTTACGGATCACTTCGCTCATGTTCGCCACCATTTCGTTGTGCTTGACCCACTTCGCCTGCAGCGTGCGCAACACTTCGCGCTCGGCTTCGGAGTGGATGATGTGGATTTCGACCTGTTCGGTTTGCAGGAACCGGTAAATGCGGTGAATGGACTGGATGAGGTCGTTGAATTTGTAGCCGATGCCCAGAAAGATCGCCTTGTGGCAATGCCGCTGGAAGTTGCAGCCGCTGCCGCTGATCTCTGGCTTTGTGGCCAGATACTTGAACTTTCCGTCGGAGAAGTCGATGACGCGCTGTTCGCGTAGATCGAGATCCTGAGAGCCATAGATGCTCATGGATTCCGGCAATGCCTTCTCGATGGCCCGGCGTTCGTCTTCGAGGTCGTGCCAAAGCAGATAATGGCTATCAGGATCCTCATTGACGATCTGCATCATCTTTTCGACGCGCAGCGGCATGCTGTCGCGCTTCTCGTGCGCCGCGTCTTTCAGCCCGAGCGCTGCGTCCTTGAACATCAGGCCCTGGCCATCCCGCTCGAATCCGGCGTGCGAGTGATCGGTATTGACTTCGTGATAGATCACGTTGAGCGGAGGAAGGTCGTAGCCTTCATCCGAGAAGCCAAGATCAGACGGCTTTTGCAGGAAGATGGCCCATGAGTGCAACCAGAGCCAGAATTCCTTTTCCTTGTGCGGGTAGAGCGTCAGGTTGTTGGCTTGCGTGCTGTCGCGCTGGAAGAATCGCGTCAGGGCCTGCCCGGTATCCATGATTCCGAGGAATCCAGCGTAGTGGATCAGTTCCTTGTAGCGGTTCGGGCTCGGCGTGGCTGTGGCGACGAACTTGAACTTGACCTGGTTGAACAGAGGTAAGAACTCCTGATAGGTCTTCGACCCATACGAGCGCAGAACGCTGGCTTCATCGAGACTAACCGCGGTGAATAAGTTCGGGTCAAGCTTTCCATCCCGGATCGATTCGTAGTTGGTCAGGTAGAAGTGCTGGCCAGCCTCCATTTCTTCCGGCCGGCGGATGAATTTGAAATGCACGCCGAACCGGGCACGAATATCCGAGATGTCGAGCCCTAGCCCGACAGCCTCCTCAACCCATCGATCGCCCTGCATCATGCCGTCGCGGACAAACTCTTGACGCACACCAAGAGGAAGGACGACGGCCATATCGCCACCGGCATGCTTCTGAATCAATCGCAGAATCTCGGCCTGCATCGGCGACTTGCCCAGGCCGAATGCGGCAAACACCGCCCTATTCCCGCCGCGCACCGCCCATTTCACTATGGCGCGCTGGTGCGGCTTCAGCAGCGGATTGATTTCGGAGTCATCAACATCAAAACCGGCGAAGTTCGCCAGCTTGATCTTGCTGCGCAAGAAGTTGATGTAATCCAGATGTTCGTTCATAATTCTTCCCGGTACTTCAGCGGACGCCTAGGGTTACAGCCCTGTGATGGCGTCCGTTGTCTTTTGTGCGCCGGTCAGGCCGCGCACTTCGCCGACAACATCCGTGACGCACCCCGCACAGTTCCAACCGCCACCGGCCGCCTTCTTGCGCCCAAGGAAAGCGAACTGCACTTTCCTGTACGTCGCGGTAGTGTTTAATCTGGTTGGGGTTCGTCGAGAAAGGCATGGACGGCTACAGTTCGACGCGGGAAAGGATGTCTTCCAAGGCGCCGAGGGAAGACGAGATGCGCAGGAAGTTGTCGCGCAGACCGTCGAAATACGACGGGTATTCCGAAACCTTCGCGCAGTTGCTATCAGTTGCCGGCGCTGCCGAGCGTGATATCACGCATAGTTTTGCGTCCATGCGACTGACGAGATTCCCGGCGCGATTCGCCAAGGTGTCAGAGAAGTCAATGACTTCACTAGCCACGGTCGGTCTCTGGTCTTGTGCTTGAGCTAACCCGATTGCTAAACCTGCTGTAACCCCATGGGGAAACACTTGCGCTACGTGTCGAACTGGCGCGGTGCGTTACCGGTGGCGCCACGCATGGCGTTGAGATTGAGCCAATCGGCGTAAGGTTGGCCGATCCAGCAATTGCGCTGCCAAGCGATCCTTGGAGTGCGGCGGCGAGAGCAACGGCGATAAGACGGTTATTCAGCATTCGGTTCTCCTGTCTGCCCGGCGTGCGCTGTCGCACAGACGGCAGTTATGACGGGAAGCACTGTGCGAACGTTGAGGGCGGTTTTGGTCATGGGACATTCATCCCAAATTGCTACCATTCAAACTTGTGCGGTCAAGTGCCATGCTCTGGGCTATGACGAACTCACCAAACATCGCTCGCTCAAGAATCCTCCGGGAATACTCAGCTTTTGGTATGCCATTCAATGCGGCCATGGCAATCAGTCGTTCTTCAAGAACTTCTGAACACGGAATGTCCAGCCGCTTTTCAAGCTTTCCGAACGGACTGGAACTCGACCCTCTGGATTCGAGCATGTCAAGCCTCGCCTTTGAATGGGCGGATCATCCCAATCGGGTAACATGGGAAGTTCCACCAACCCATCCGAAAGGAATGACCCATGAACTTGGAAGAACGTGTTTCTGCACTCGAAGCAAATCTAGAAGCCGCGCGACTGCTCATCACCGCACTCCTTGGCGCTTCGCAAGAAGCCGGAAAAGTGTCTTTGTTGCTAAATCTCTTTGCGCAACAGTTCGAAGAAAACCCGTCCGCGTCACCTTCGTTCTCGACAGAACAACGGAAAATCGTAATGGATTGGCTTTCTCGTTACGAAGCGAACGCGATTCTGGTGAGCAATGCAGTGAAGAAAAAAGAAGGTGGTCAAGTGGTTTGATATCGGCCGCATTGGCGACGGCAAGAAACTCTTTTGTCAGCGATTCCTGCACCACGTGCATGTCCTCGGCGAAGATTTTCGGGTCAAACCAGGCGATTTGCGTCGCCATCTTTCTCAGCGTGTCACTAAGAATTTCGACTTGGATTGGGCTCAGTTTCGCCATCTCAGGCATCCTTATCGCTCTTGCGCTTCTTGAGCTTCATTTCGCACTCAACGGAATCAACCGGATTTGCGCGGCGTTCGCACGTGGCGTATTCGGGGCAGGTAGCGCATTCGGCGGGCAAGACCTTCTGCGGTGTGGGGTGAATGTCGGTAATAAGCTCAGGCCAGATCAGG